CTGATTTGTCTGTTGCCGAAGAGCGCGGCGTGCGTCAGTTTGACGGTAACGCGCAGGGCCGGATTCGCCTCTGGTACTGGGCCTTCATCGAGCGCTTCGAGGATGAGGATTACATGGAGTTGGGCAAGTGCGATGCCTATGACTGGGTGATCGTCCCGATTCGGGGCTACGTCTAGTGAGCTGGCGACGCAAGCGGCACAAGCGACCATGGGTTCCCGAGAAGGAGATCAGCTCACTGCGGCGTGGTGCTCGGCTACGGCGCAAAAGCCTGCTGAACAAGGCTGAGCAGGAAAAGTACTGGCGTTATGACGCCGAGAGGGTCGAGACATGAGGAAGGCCGAACCGGGAGGTAGCGGGTCCAAACGTACGCGCCAGCAGGTGAAGAATCGCAAGTTGGATGAGAAGATGGCGCGCGACGGACGAAAGTTGCTGGGCGAGGACTACTCGACCCGCAATCAGTTGAAGCGTGTGTATCTGCCTCCGCGCAGGGGCAGCACAAGGGGCCGGACCGCTGGCCCGTCGAGGATGAAGTAGTGGCGCCGCGACGCCGGGGTTGGCCGGGTCCTAAACCGAGCCGAGGCACGCCGGTGGCCAATGCTCGGGCGCGTTCACGCGCTTCGGCGCGATCACGCTTGAATCGAACGAGTGCGCCGACCGGGCCGATGCCCTTGGCCCTACCGGCGACGGTCAAGCTGCCGCCGGGCCAGCTGAAGAAGGCGAAGAAGTAATGCGACGCAGGCGTCCGGCGCGCACAGCTGGTCCGTCGCGCATGCGGCGACCGACTGCGCCGCCAGCTCAGACGACCAAGCGCAACACTCCAAAGCCTGTGGCCACAGCGCCGCAGGCCAACGCGCTGCATCGCAATGTGCGGCGCATCAGCTCAGGTGGCAAGACCTACGCCTTTACACGCAAGTCGGGCGATACGCGCACGGTCACGCGAGCGAACGGCGTGCGCACGGCTGTCTTCAAGGACAAGCAGTCGGGCGCGACTCTGACGCGCGTCACCAAGCGTGTCGATGGCAAGAAGGTGACGACTACTTCGGTCAGCGGCACACCGCCCGAGGCCAAGAAGAAGAACAGCTCCCCGGCGACGCCCAATCCGGCGTCGGAAGAGGAGAAGAAGAAGAAGGGCAAGGGTTCTGGCGGAAACTCTTCCACCAACCCCGGTTATTGATGTAGACTCGCGCTGCGTTTCTGGGTTGCTGGTGCAGGACCGGGGTTCCATTCTGGAACTCCGGTCCCTTTTGTTGGACCGCGACCCCGCAAGGGGAGCTGGGCGCCCACGGGGAGCGGCTTTGTCAACGTAGGGAGGGCAGAGCCGCTCCCCACACACTCAGGAGCAGTAATGGTTCGTCGCAAGCTGGTCAAGGCGGTACTTTCGCCCGGCATCAAGCGCCCCGGCGCTATGGGTAATGGGCGTACGACCACGCGGCGTGCGGTCAAGGCTAAGCGCGTTGCTCGCGCTGCCTACGTGACGAAGAAGTACTGATGGGCTTCCCGCGACAGAAGGGTTCCGGTGTTGGCGTTCGCATCAACAAGATGCGGCCCTGCCCGTTCTGTGGGCATGACTGTGGTCTTCGGATTTTCAACGCGAACATGATCGCCGTTTGTGAGGCGTGTGCGGCTGGTAAAGGCTGCACGCAGGAATGTTGCCGATTGAAGGACAAGTGATCCAGTACGTAGTCTCAGACCGATGCTCACGGCAATGCTCGTTTCACCCGGATAACCTCAAGTTCTCCGCCGAGACGCTGCACTGGTATGAGCAGAAGCGCTCGATGGCGTGGATGATCACGGAGAGCGAGCGTCTCGGGCGCAAGTTGTCGCAGGCCTCGATCTCGCGCCACCGCTCGCATCTTGACGAGGCGGTCGATGAGAGCGCCGCACTGGATGAGACGGGTAACGTCGATCACCTCAAGGTTCTGCAGATGATGATTGCCGCTGGTGCGAGGCGAGCGCATACGTGGCGCGTCGGTCCCAAGGAAACGATGGACGCCATGAACCTGTACTACAAGCTGACGCAGGGTTCGGCCATGGAGTCGCTCTTCGAGCGCTTGACGGCAGTTGCAGCTGGTGAGGCTGCCGAGGAGAACGAGATCGAGTTCGACGCTGGCTCGCTCAGCCCAGCGGAGTTGGAGTCGGTCGATGCCGACAGCAGCTAGCGTCTGGGAGCGCTGCGTGCGCGACCCGGTCTACTTTGCCAAGACCCTTCTGCCCAAGAAGCCCCATCCGGGGCAGGTGATGTGGCTGCGCAACTCGACGGAGCCGATCAACGTGCTGGTGCCCGGCAATCGCTGGGGCAAAAGCACCGTTATTGCGATGAAGCATATTTGGAAGTGCGTCACCAAGGAGGGCCTGCCCAAGATGACGCCCGAGGAATGGCGCGCTGCGACGTACGAGACGATCAGCGTGGCCCACTCGGCGGATCAGGCCGAGATCGTGTTCAAGGAGGCGCGGCGCCTACTCAGCGACCCGATCATGAAGCCGTTTGTGGCGTCGTACCGGACCACTCCGTTTCCGACGATCCGGTTCTTCAACGGGTCGGTCATGCACTGCCGCTCTGGGCACGATGGCGGCAAGTATGTAGACGGGCACGCCTATCGGTATGTCTCCATCGACGAGGCGGGCTGGATCGACGACCTGAAGACACTGATGAACGGTGTCATCCTGCTGCGCCTCGCTGGTGGCGGCGACATCGACCTGATCGGCACGCCCAAGGGCTACAACGATCTCTATTTCTACTTTGACCGTGGGCGACGCGGAGTCGAGGGCTACTACAGCCAGAAGGGGTCGATCTATGACAATCCCTTCCTGCCTGAAGAGGACCTGAAGATGCGCGATAGGCTCCTGATGAGTGGCGACCCGAAGCTTCGCCAGCAGGTTCTCTTTGGCGAGTTCATCGACTTTGCCGGTCTGGCCTTCACGCGCGACCAGCTTGATCAGGCCACGGACCGCAGCCTGTCGCTGAAGGTGGACTTCGAGCAGGGTCACAAGTATGTCGCGGGCTGGGACTTGGGGCGTCAAACCGACTTCACCGTGGGCTGCGTGTTGGATGTCACCTCGCGTCCGTGGCGACTCGTTGATTATGTCCGACTCAACAAGGTTCCGTGGGAGCAGATTTACGAAACGATCAAGAACACGCAGGATGAGTACAAGATCAGGTGGACCTACATCGACGGTACCGGGCCGCAGGGTGATGTGGTCGAGGAAGAGCTGGTCAAGCGTGGCGTCAAGGTCTGGGCCATCAAGACTTGGGGCACTCAGCCGAAGGTGGACCTGATCAACACCCTCCAAAACGCTCTGGATGAGGGTAGACAGCGCATTGGCCTCCGTGAGATGGTCGATGAGGCGGGTCAGGTGTCGCTGCATCCCGAGTTGGAACCAGTTGGCGGAACATGGGGAGCCGTCCGGTTTCCGGCCCATACGCAGCTACTTGATGAGCTAGGGCTGTACAGGCTGGATGACAAGAAACTGGTTCAGGACTCGGTGATTTCGCTCGCGCTGTCGGTTATGGCGGCGTACGACCGTGAAGGTGTGGGAGCGCCCGTAATCGGAGGGTTCTTCGGAGGCTAGGGAGGCGCTGTGTCACAGGACAAATACGACGAGGTCATGGAGTTTTTCGCCCAGTCTCGCGCCAAGCATTCGCAGCGAAATGGTGAATACGACCTTGCCCGGCAGCGCTATCACGGTGTCCTCTGGGATTCGGTCACGAACCCTGAGCCCGCCGACCGCTACAGCTTGCACCTGAATTATCTGAAGCCGTTCGTGGATAAGAGCATTCAGCTCTTGGTGGGTCGCATGCCCGCGATTCAAGTCATGCCCAACGGCACCGATGAGGCTGCCCGGCGTCAAGCTGAGGGCGAGGAGGGCATCCTCTACTCGACGTGGGATGCCAACGGAGCCCAGAGCGTGCTCTATGACACCGCCTTCAACTGCTTTGTGCTTCGACGCGGCATCGTCTACTACTGGTGGGATTCCAACGAGGAGCGCGTGCGCTTCAAGTCGTGCGTGCCCGACAACTACTTCCCCGAGTACGACGGCGATACAGTCGAGCGCTGCATCTATGTCCACCGGCGCCTTACTAGTGCTCTCAAGCGCGAGTACCCGAAGCTCTCCGAGCAGATTCTGGATGATCCGGGTATGAGTCTCGTGCCGCTCTTCAATCAGGACCAGCCGCGCATGGGTGGCGCTGGCTACACCACGGTCTTCGACTACTACACGCGCGAAGGCGAGTTCGTGCGCGTGATGGGCGATGCGGTGGTGACGGCTGAGCTGGAATATCCGATCAAGGAAGTGCCCTTCATCGAGTTCCCGTGCTTCCTCGTGGGCGGCGAGTTGGAGCCGGTCAACCTGTTTGATCAGGTGGTCGAACTCAACCAGTATCTGTGCCAGCTGGTCAGCCAGAAGGCCGACATCATCAAGAAGTACTCGAACCCGACTATCGTGGACTACGGGTCAGGGCAGGACGCCGAAGAGGTGCAGCGCGCGGTCAAGGCCGATGGCGCGGTCATCCCGGCCAAGCTTGGGTCCAAGATCGAGCTGCTGACGTGGAACGGCGACACGCCGGGCATTGACGAACAGATGCAGTTCATCATCGACGCGCTGTATGACCTCGGTGGCAAGCCGCGCAGCGCGTTCGGCCAGACGGTGACGAACCAGTCTGGCGTGGTCACCAACCTCGCGCTGACGCCCACCCTGCAGAGCAACGAGTATCACGAGACGATCTGGGGTGTGCGCCTCTCGAAGCTGAACGAGCGCATCCTGCAGCTGTGGGAGGAGTTCGCCAAGGGCGAGAGTCTTGACTATCAGGGTTACACGCCAAGCGGGCAGAACCTGCAATCGATGCGCTACCGGTCCACCAGCCTGATGGCCGATGAGATCGCGGGCTGGTACAAGAATCGCATCAAGTGGCCGTCTGCCATCCGCACCGATGACCCGGCGTACGTGCAGAATGACCTCAACCAGCTGACCAGCGATCCGCCTGCGATCAGCCTCTACACCTCGTTGGAGAACCGAGGCGTCGAGGATGTCGAGGCCGAGATCGACCGGATCAAGGAACAGCTCATGGACCCGCGCATGCACCCTGATCGGCTTGAAGCCGCGATGGGCGCAGCCGGGCAGGCGATGGAGACGGGGGCGCCGATGCTTGAGCAGGATGTCCCGGCAACCAACGAGGCCCTTTCCGCGTCGGCGGTGCCGCAACCCGAAGCGATAACGGCTGGCGCGGGCGGTTACTAAATGCCCGCCGTCATCGAGGGCGTGCCGGGCGTCTACCAGCCTCCGAAGCCGCCGACTCGGCGGCGACGCAAGCGACGGGTCATTAGTCCGCCGCGACAGGCGGTACTTGATCCTCAGAGGAAGGTAGAGAACCGGCGTCCTCGCGCCAATCCACAGCAGCAGCGCAAGGTTGAGAACCAGCAGCAGACCAACCGCAGGCGTGAAGAGCAATCGATTCGCGATGCCAAGCGGCTGGTGCAGCAGCAGGCGCTCAAGCGCAAGCAGGCCGAGTGGATCGCGCGTGGTAGGCAGGCCAAGCCGCCGACCAAGCCGACGCCGCCCGTGCCCACGCCCCAGCAGCAGCAGATTGCCCGACGTGCGATGCAGCTGGCGGCGCAGGCCAAGGCTGACCGCATCGGGCTGCAGGAGCAGCAGAAGCAGGAAGCCGCTCATAAGGCGGCGATTGATGATTGGCGCTGGGAGGCTGAGCAGCGCGCCAACACCGCGACCACGCAGCTGCGTATCGGTCACGAGCTGGCAGCTGCCCAGCAGCGCCTGCGCTATGCCGAGTTGTACATCCAGCGCACGCCGCATGGAGCCAACGCCGTGCAGCAGGCCAATGTGGCGCGCTACGAGCGGTATTACCTCTCCATACTCCGACGCAATCTGAACGCGCAGGCGACGGCCAACCTTTCGACCCATAGCTCTTCGGTCATGAACAACGCGCAGGCTGTGCGTTGGGCTGGTCAGTCGGCGGTCAACATTACCAACGAGCGCGAGTTGCTCAGTGCGCAGCACACGCTTGACGAGTGGTCGCGCCAATCGAGGGCTGGGGAAGTGGTGCCGCGTCAGTACGTGGACGCGCTGATGACGCGCATCGATCACTACGTCCGTAGCCGTGAGGTCGATGTCGTGCGCCTCGGCTTCAAGCTTGAGAAGGCGATCAACGATCCCAAGAAGGTGCGCAAAATCTATCGGGAGAACAAGGGCCTGATCGAGGAGTACCAGCATCTCATGGGTGCGCCCGATGGCAAGGATGAGGGCTTTGTCGAGCAGATGGCGCGCCAGTACAACCAGTGGGCCGATGGCTGGAACAAGCGCTATGGCGCCGAGATCGAGCGCATCTTCGGTCAGGGCGAGCCGCCCGATAGCGAGGTGCGGTTGACTCGCCAGTACGAGATGGACCAGTGGCGGCAGCGCTGGCAGCGGTCCGGCTCCAACCTTGGGTTCACCGAGTGGTTGGAGGAGCGGGACCGGCAGGCGCGCTATCAGAACTGGCGCGAGCGCGAACTGCAGGCTGGCGAAG